TCAAGTGTAGTAGTTGCACCATTATCTTTCCTTTGTAATTCGACACTATTGAAGTTTCCAGCACCTTGCCGCCCCGCCACATAACCACTAACATTAGAAATTGTGTCACTCCCGTCCTGAACCCCAAACAAAAGCCCAGACCCTGTGTTATTACCATCACCGAACATCCGCATTGATATAATCTGCCCTTGTTCTGTTGGAAAGTCTTCATAGAAAATCGCCGTATCTACACCATTGGTCGATTGGGCAGCAAAAGTGCCCTCAAATACCGGGGATGTAACTATATCCCAATCTCCTAACTGACCACTCCATCCAGAGAAGTCTCCAGACTCAAATCCTAATTTGTCGGGTATTACACTTGCTGTATCAGTCACGGCAACAACTCCCTGATTTTGGGACTGTACTCGAAGAAATGGATAAGTCGCGTCAGCCGGGTCTGTAACAGGAATAAATCCCGTCCCACTCGCAGTCTCTACCCGAACGAACTCATAGATACTACTTCCCGAATCACCCGTATCAAACACAGGGACATCTACCACGCCACTGTTTTGCGTTTGAAGTTTAATCGTTCCTATCTGAGCCATATCTACACCGTGCTCCCTGTCGCACCGATTGTCACTGAGCGAGTAAGCGTGTTCGTATCCGAGACGAGGTTGTGTTCGGGGAGTTGGATTCCCGTCACAGAAATCTCGGGTCCGGTATCTGAGTCAATAACATCAGACCACGGCTTAATCGAAACTTGACCCGGAGTTTCTCGATGTGTGACGACTTCAACTGTGACCGTTTCTTCGTCATTCATTCCGGAAGCGTCTATGGTAGCCGACGTTCCATTAGTGACCGTACTATTGAATGGGGCAATTTCGGTTCCCGCTTGCGTTACGGTGATGTCAGCGAGGTCAATGTCGACAGTTCCGGTGTATTCGATTGTGACTTCTTCGGCTGTGTCGTCGTATGTGACTGTGAGGTCGTTACCTGAGGGTTCGTAGTTGATTCGTTCGGTTTCGATTGTTTCGGCGCAGTTTGCGAGTTCGTTGAAGTCAGCGAGTGCTTGACCGAGTTCTTCGACGAGGGCTTGTTGTTTGGCGAGGATTGCGTCTGAGGTTGATGGGTCGAATCCGGCTTCGGATATTGTTTCTGTTTCCTCAGCGATTTCCTGTGCTCTTTCAGCGACTTTTTCGACTTGACGTCGGGTTCGGGCTATATCGATTTGGTGCATTGTTACTCGTCTTGTGTGTTCGGTTGAAGCGACTGTAATTGTTCCGCCTGTTGGCGACGTTGTTGTTCGACGTTTTGGTACATCGAGTGAATGAGTGACTCTATTTGCTGTCTTGCTTGTTCTTCACCGGCTGACTCTACGACGTCGGCATACATATCGGCGTACAACTCACTGACTTCGAGTGTCAATTCTTCACTCATAATAGGACTCTATACGTCGAACCGACTAAATCACTTCGGTCGTTAGTCGAGGTCGGAGCGATACCACATCTGTCCAATGGATGCAGTTGGGTCGGATGTATTAGTTGGTAGAGTCAACTTCTGTGTTCCAAATGCCGCACCAAAAGATTTTTCAGAATCATCTACCTCGAATAAATCTGATGAAGAATCATTCTGAATAAACCACCGGCTTCCAACGTCAATATTGGTGTTGAAGTCGCCAGTGCCAGCGACAATTCCGGCAGGATTGCTGATAACATTGTTTGACATATTTAGGCCGCCATTGAGGATTAACTGACCACTCATCGTATCGCCTGATTCGAGAACGAACCTCGAATCAAAGTCGGTCGTACTCGCACTCGTAATATGACCAAACGTATCGAGAGTGATGTCTGTAATAGCACCCCCGGCGTTAGCTGAAACATCACCCTGAGACGACGTATCCGTGTGGAATAGTTCATTACCCGACTTGCTCAGACCATCTCCAACGTTGAGAGACTCCGCTCCACTGAACCGAGCGAAATTAAGCGCTGTTGTGCCGAGTGTAATCGGGTCGTCGCTAATGAGTATGAACCCGACATTCGCATTGTTAGTACCCTCAATAGTGAACGTGAACATACCCGTACTGACCTCAGCGTCTTCATTAGCGTCGGGGGCACGAGTCCACGTAGACGGGTCTGTTGCTGTATTCGCAACGTAAATTCCGTTCTCAGTCGCGTCTGTTTGCTCAATGAGAAGGATACGGTCCCCATCAGCGAGTGTCACCCCGTCAATCGGATTGGGGTCCGTTGACGAACTGAGGTCGATATTACCGTTTCCACACGTACAGACACGGACCTCTTCTTTGACGTCAAGGCCTTCAGCAACCGAATCCACGTAGACCTTTGGCGCGGCGTCTGAATCGGTGTCCGGTGAGGGAAGACCGGTAATTCCACCGCTGAACGTATGCTCGCTCGTCCACGTAGGTTGAATCGTCAAGTCAATTTCGTTAATCGCAATCGAATCTTGAGCGACGTCTATCGACGTAGACCCTCCGAGTGAAACGCTTCCACCTCCGGTAAGAGCGTTACCGGCTGTGACAGTGAGTGAGTCATTAGTGAGTTCGAGATTATCGGACCCGTCGTCGTTTAGACCACTCCCGGCGAAGTCAGCGGGTTCGACATCAAGGGTAATACTCGAACCCAACGAAACAGAGCCACCATTTTTGATTCCGTTGCCACCCGTGACAGTGACAGAATCATTCTGAAGGGTGGTATTCTCTATTGAGCCGAGAGCCGAGTCAGGGACTTCTCCGGCTGAAGAGTCCCACACCAACGTATTCCCGTCGACGAGGTCGTATCCGCTAACATCGAGACTGTCGTTGAAGCCTTCATCGACGGTATCATTCGTCGTGTCTATCTCAGCAATCTTGAGATACGGCGTTGAAGGCGTCGACCCGTCTGTAATGACGTTGACCGTGATGGAGTCGTCGTTGTTGAGGTCGACATCGAGATAGACTTCATTCACAGAAGCGTCTGTGAGGCTTATATCGCTTCGTGAGGCGACTTCTACTTCATACACGACGCCTCGGTCGCGTGACTGTCCGGTTTGCGCTGTAAGCGCTGAGGCGTCTTTGATGAAGGCTTTCCCGGCGCTGAGGTCGAACGTCAGACCAGTGTAGTCAACGTTGAATACCGATAGGCCGGTTGCTTTGTAGTCGCTAAGGAGGTCGTGTTGTGCAAGCGCCCCGAAGTTTGCGGCGTCGGCGGCGTCTCCTCCGGGAGCGCCTGTGCCTATATCTTCAGGGAATACGTGGTCGTTGGTCATAGGTCAGTCTTACTCGTCTGAGTATTCGACAATTCCGGTTGCGGTCTTCGGTTCAGCGTGCTCTTTGACTGAGAACGTGTTCGAGTCTTCTTTCTCTTCTCGTTGAGCGATTTCTACAGCGTGCTCTTTCGTTCGTGGGAGCGAACAGGGGTTGTCACCGATTCCGTGCTCTTCACACTCTCGGTCAGCACAAAGTGCTTCGCGCTCTTCTTCGGTGAAGATTACGCTATCGGAGTTCATTAGTCGATTTCAAGTCCGGCTCCGGAGAGGGTAAACGTATCGACTGAACTCAGTACATACGTTTGGTCAAGGTCGCCCGTGAAATACAGGTGCGTAGACGGGGTGCCACCGTCTCCGGCGTCTTCTGAGTCGTATTCGATTGCGACGAAGTAAGCGTCGACGTCGATGTTTGAGTCGGTGGTATCGAAAACTTGGTCTTCGATGGAGACTTCCCAATTACCACTCGCATTGTCTTGTACGGTTAGCTCTGACGATGAAAAGGCGGCTGTTTGACGGGTGTAGTTCGACCCGGTTGGTTCCGTTGTGATGTCGGGTTCGTCTGAGCTATCAGAGAGGTTGTCGGTCGCGTCTTCGTACAGTCCGATTTCGATGTTAGTCGGCTTCGCAATCAAGTCCTCTCGGAAGAGGTCTTTGATTGCGAACTCCTCGCCGGTATCGTGAAGCTGTGTCGTCATAGTACGGGTTCTATCTCACGATACGAATCTATCCACGTTAAAACTTCCGTCGTTATCCGTTTCCATTTATTTGCCGATAGACGTCTCCTTCGATAGACGCCTCAATGTCGCCAATAGTGTCTGTCGTTATCTCGATTCGATTTATCTGACCGGGGTTGAGCATACCCTTAATATCAACTCGTTCGTTGAACGGTCCTGTTCCATCTCCAAATGAGGTCCCGAGTGAAGTCCCATTCACGATAACATCACAGTTAGAGACGTAGTCTTCGGTGACAGTGACTTTATTATTTTTAAATCTCCTAAACGGGAGAGCACAGAAACAAACTTCCATACGGTGTTCGTAGACGAGTTCTTCAGGATAGTAGAACGTTGTAACGTATGGAACGCCATCGTCGCACGACTGACGACCGGAAGTCATATTATACGTGATATTCGAGCCTTCAAACGATGTGTTGTAGCGGTCGATGTCTTTCTTATTTTCTTCTTCAGTATCGACGACTGTGAGCTTTCGAGTCGATAAATCGACTTCATAGTTCACACCCTGACTGTTGATGTTCGTTTGAACGCTGATTACACGCATTACTCGGTCTATCTCTTCTTCGGGGTATTGAACAGTGAAAGAGTCACCGAGAGCGACGTCAAGGTCTTCAATGACCGTGAAAGCCTCAATATACGGCCTCTGATACTCTTCAGCATACTGTAGACCGAGGTTAGTGAGCATATCGACGTTGTTGTGGTCCTTGTTCGGAATCACCTCCCACTTCTTTCTATCCCCATCAGACCAATGACTCGCTGTATAACGAGTTACGTTTTGATAGTCGGGGTCAGACTCGTAATCGATTGGGTCCGACTCAGGAATAATATGAGCGACAATCTGAGAAATTCCGTCTCCACCGCCGAGCATACGAATGTGAGTGACGTCTTCTTCTCCGCTTCGCTTATCGGCGGTGAAATATTCGGTAATGAACTCGTTCTCCGGGCTAAGAATAATATCCGTCCTATCGTCTCCGCATTGGTTAGGACCGCACCCCTGAGTATAGTTGAGCGTCTTATCGGGTTGGTATCTCAATTCGCCATTAGCCGCTCGTTCTACAATTCTCAGTTTCCGAGCCTGAGAAGCATTAGACAGTATAATCGAGTTGCCTGAAGTGAGCGTACTAATATTCCCGGCTGTAATCTGAGGGATATTATCAATGGCGTCGTTTACAATGACACTGTCGTCGACGCTGTCAAACTGTTCGTCAGGGGGGGTCGGAGCGGCGTCTCTTGCATATATCTCAAAGGACTCAATGATAATCTCGGTGCGAGGACCACTTCGTATGACGTCTTTCAGGACGCCACCGAATATCGCATTGTCGTTTATATCCGACGCGCTATCAAGGACATACATTTCTGTTGAGCCGCGTTCAACAGTATCCTCAGGAATCCGACCCCGAACGACAAAGACTCTCGCTATATCCTGACGTCCGAACTCTTCTTCGATTCTTGCTTCACTGATAGCGACTTCGTTGCTGTCGTATCGAAGAACAACCATCTAACGGGTAATATTACGGGACCGGGTGTATCTATCTTTGTTCTTCTCAGAGATTTCAGCGATAACCTTTCCATCAGCCGTAATCTTAACGTTCTGATTTCGGCGTAGTCGCTTGATTTCGTTCCTGACTTCGTCCATACTGACCGAGAGGTCATTGAACTCAGACGTAAGTGCTTGAGCAATCGATTGAGCAAGCGAGTCTTCATCTGTTCCATCCAAAATCTCTGAGCCGCCACCTGAGACGTTTAGTTCAACAGAGGTCCCACCAGTCATATCGGGCGTCGAAGGCGTGTTGATAAGGCTCTCAAGCCGACTGAGAGGCAACACAGCTTCGGACTCTGCACCTTCTCCTATTAGTGCCCGTGTGGGACCGGTTACAATTCCACCCGTAGCGAGGGGGACGTTTCTCACTAAGTCACCCACGAAGTTACCAAACCGATTTTCCTCAAATTCAATTTCGGGAACGGTGATGTTATCAGCAAGGTCTATGAAAGGAAGTTGGAACCTGAACTCATCGACCTCTATGAAAGGAAGGTCGAACCTTGATTCACTGACGTTAATATCAGGTATATCAACATCAACGTCGGGGATGTCGAAATCGAGATAATCCGCAATTTCAAACTCTCCAAAACCCGGCTCGTCGATATAACTGTCAATGTCAAATTCTCCGAAGCCCGGCTCGTCGATATAACTATCAATGTCAAACTCTCCAAAGTCGGGTTCGGTAATGTAGTCTATTAGGTCTATGTCGGGGAAGTCGATAATATCTCTCGCGGCGGTAATCCCACCCTCAACGTAGTTTGAGAGCGAGCCGATTCCACTACTTACGTAATCAGAAAGCGACCCAATCCCTCTACTCACATATTCGTCGAGGTTGATTGAACCACTGACATAGTTCGCAAAGTCATCTATCGAGACGTTGTTTATGAAGTCAGAAGCCGCGCTTAAGACGTCGTTCTTCAAGTCCGAGGCGGAATTTCTGACATCAGAAGCTAAGTCTGAAGCGGAGTTCCTAACGTTAGAAGCTAAGTCTGAAGCGGAACTCTGAACGTCGTTAAGGAATCCATTGGCCGATTCCTGTATATCCGAAAGGAAACCGGAAGCGGCTGTGACAACATCTGACTTCAAGTCACTTGCCGCCGAGGTCACGTCGTTCTTGAGGTTATTTGCCCCTGAGACAATATCGTTCTTCAGATTTGAAGCGCCCTGTAAGACACCGTCTTTGAAGTCTTTAGCACCATTCACGACGTCATTCTTAAACTCGTTAGCTCCACTTACGATGTCATTTTTGAAGTCTTTGGCACCCTGAATGATGTCTTCTTTCAAGTCTTTCGCTGACTGTATAACGTCTTGTTTAAAATCAGAAGCCGAATTTACCACGTCTTCTTTAAAGTCCGAAGCGGCGCTTGTAATATCGTCTTTCAGATTGGAAGCTCCATTGACAATGTCGTTTTTGAGGTCCTCAGCACCCTCTATAATATCATCCTTAACATCTTCTGCACCGTCGACTACATCAGTGAAGAACTCGTCGGCTCCTTTGACGACTGTATCGTATAGCTCACTTCCCGCTTCACGTATTCGAGAGGTGACGTCTCCTAATACATCGCCACCGAACTTCACGATTTTCTCTTTCAACTCTTGTAGGAACTTCACGATGTCTTCCCACGTAATGTCCATTAGAGCATTATAGAACTCGATTGCTTTGACAGCAAACAACCCGAGTAGTGTGAAGAATGGAGAGAAGGACTCCAACACAGGCAAGATGTAGTTCATTAGCGTGCTCACAATGTCGCCTAAGAACTCTTGAGCACCGCTCACAGATAGATTCGAGAGCATACCGGGGACTTGAGTCAACCAACCTAAGAAGCCGACTCCGGCCTGATACAACTTTGTGAGAAGCCACGTAAGCGGACTGAAGGCTTCGACGCCCGGTAGGATTGCTGTGATAGCGAGAGTGAGAAGGTCTATGATAGCGATAGCCTGACCGACTACGGGGATTAGATACGCGAGACGTCCGGTCAAAAACTTCGTAATCGCCGTCAATCCGATTTTACTAAGTATGGCCTTTCCACTGATAGACGGAAGGAAACGTCCGAGAAGTGCTCCAACACTCGGGACTCTCGAAGCGACAGAAGCGAATATTCTACTCAACCCACTTCGGATAGTAGCCCCAATACTAACTTTCCCGAGTTGAAGACCGAGTCGTTTGTTCAGTATAGAGGCTATCATCGTAGTTCTCGGGAACAAAAACTTAGCAATCGATGAACCGGCGATTTTCCCTATCGCTGAACGAAGAACTCCGCTAATCAGACTCTTCGTTATAGCGGCTCCGAGAGCAATCCTAAATGCGTCGGCAATGCCGAACTCTCTATCTGTTCCGAATACAGCACTCGTAGCCAATCCTTCTATCAACCGCCGAGCTAACCACCCCAAAGCGACGATGATTCCTTCGTTATTGAATACGGTATTGAACCCCGCCGCAAGTCTAAGAGCCGCTGAAGCTATGGGAAGTAAGTACCGACCGAGAATATTTCCGAAGGGTCGGAAGAACAACCCCATAGCCATACTGAACATATCGACAACGGTCGACAGTAGCGGTGAGTTTTTGACTGTACTCGAAGCGATTTGACCGAGTAAGAGTAAGCCGAGTCCGGCGAGTGCTACTTTACCACCTTTGCCTTTGAATGTCCGACCGAGTGTATTGAGGATGGCACTGACGCTTTGCTGTTGAGCGACCATCTCAACGAGTCCGGCGGCTTGTTCTCTCGATGCAGAAGTAAGCCGACCGAATCCATCATCAAGACGGCTTTTAACATCACCGAGAGCATTAACCATATTCTCAAGCCGTCCTTCAGTGAGTTCTGATTGGCGAGGGTCGAAGCCTTCACCTTGAGGCGTAGAAGACTGTGTGAATAAGACGTCTTGTGCAAAACCACCTGTAGAAAGTTCCTCAAGCACATCGGTGTCAAAGTTATCGATAGTATCCTGCATATCCGAAAAGTTGCTTGAGGCGGATTTCGTATGCTCTGAGACGTTCTCAACTTGTTCTTTCATATCCTCCATTTGGTCGGAGACTTCGGATATATCGACACTGAACTCGATGTCGCTAACCGCGTCTTCAAGCTGAGACTTGAAAGCTGAGGCTTCCCGCTTTGCTGAACGCTCGTCTACTTTCGGCGTGACTTTAGCGGTAAGCCCTATCTCCATAGTACGGCTAATAATAGAACCGGGACCCCGTTAATACTTTGTCCCGTATGCTCAGAGATTCAAGAGTCTCTCGAAGAAGCCCTGTTCGTCTTCCGTTGTTTCTTCTTCTTCATTACCCGGAGCGTTCAACTCGGTTGCGGATGGAGCGTTTCCAATATCTACCTCAATCCGATACTCAACGACATTCGGATTGCCACTTACGAAAGTCGAAGAGGAATCAGATACAGCACAGGGATTTGCTCTCGCTGTAATAGAATCGAACAGTATTGCTTGCTCTCCGTGAATATCGAGTTCAATCTCCGAGGCTACTGTTTCCAAACTTTTCGACGTTTGTTGGTCAGCGATACGACCCTCAACATTAACAGACTCTTTTACACCTGATTCAATCGCGGCGATATTGACAGCGTCTTTCTTTTCTTGTTGGTGTATGAGGTCACTGATATTGAGGTTAATATCTCGCTCTCTTCGCATTTTTGTAACTTCTCCGAGTTCGATTAACGTAGAAGCGGTCTGTATGGTAGTAAACTCTTTATCGAAATTTGTGACCTTATCTTTTTGTGAATCTACGTATCTCTTTCTGTTAGTAGTGTTTTGAACGCCGTCAGCAACTTGACCCGACAATGACCAACTCCCACGAAATCCCTCTCCCGAAGTATATTCGTGAGTAACGTTGTCGAAGATAACACCGAAGGATTCCGATGTCGGTTCAAAAACTTCATCTCGTATTTTATCATCAATTCTGTTGCCCTGACCCTGTTCAGGCATTACAAGCGACTCAAGAAGAAATGCGTATAATCGATATGCGTTCTCAGGTGTATAATCTATATCGGAGTAGTTGGGGAGAAACTCTCGATTTCTTCTCAAGAAAGACCCCTGTATAGTACCACTTGCACGAATTGACTGTTGACCCGCTATGGGAGCAAGAAGTGTATCTTGCGAATCTTGAGTCGGTATATCTTGTGGTTGCGTGTCTGTTTCAGTGGTTACAGTGGATTCTTCTGAGAAATATAACGGCGTTGTCGGACCAGTAAGCGAACCATCTTCAGCCGAAATTGGTCCGTCGATTAGGATTGGTGGGGTGGACATACTACATATTACTCAGCACTTCGGATATAGCCTCTCCGACTGCACCCTTGATTAAATCCTTGTGTTGCTCAACGGTGTCTTCTACGTACTCATTAAACGCGAGGACATCTTTGACCGGTATCGTATGGGGATTTAGATTAGCCCAATACATCAACCGGCATTTCAATACTTGAAGTTCATCTCTTCTTTCAACGACGAGTTTCCCATTTCAGTATCACCCGTCGTATTGATAGCGTCGACACGCTCAAACAGCCACTCGCCTACCGGAATTGGATAGTCTCCGGCGACGGGACTCTCACGCCCAAACTCTTCACGAGAGGGCGCTCCGGGCGGCCAATCTTCGATAGCTTCATTCAGAAGCTCAGTCTGATAGAATCCCTGACGGGGTGTTCCGTCGATGTCTTCGTTCTGTATATCGACGTCGAACGACTCTTCCATCATATCGTCAGAGACTCGCTGAAGTTGACCGAAGGTAAGTTCTCGAACCGTAATGACACACGAATCTTCGTCGGCATATCGCTCGTCTATCTCCGCCTGATAGTCGTCTGTTTCACGTCGTAGCTCATTCGGGTCAAGTTCGTTATTCCACAGCACAACCGTCTCTTTGAACTTATTTTGTTCTCCCGAGAGTTCTGTCTTTTCGGCTTCAAGGCTTTCCCATCGGGACTCGAACTCTTCCCATCGGTCAAGGTCTTCAATATCTTCAGCGTCAGAGTCAGAGAAGGTAGACTCAAGTTGCCGTTTGACTTCTTCTTGTTCAGATTCGATTTGAGAAAGTCGTTCTCGGAGTTCTTCAATTCGGTCGACGAGGTCAAGACGGCGAGTGCTAAGTGCCATATTGAACGATAAGACGGTGACTCTATTAAAAAGAGTGGTTATGGCGGTGTTTCTTCGTCGCTTTCGACCGTGACATCTATAGACCGAACAATACGGTCGATGTCTTCTTCAAGAGCCGCTGTGGGGTCGCCAACATTACTACGACTGTAGGAATCAGGAAAAGCACCCGTCATACCAACAGTCATAGCGTTCGTCTTAGCAGACGTCGCGTCGAACGTAAGTTCCCCTTCAAGGTCATTAGCGTCAGACATTGAGTCCGGGATACTCGTTGCGGAAGCCGAACCATACGCTGAAACTTGTTCATCAGCCGTACTATTCGAGTCGATAAGCTTCGTGTATGAAAGGTCAGGCTCAAACTGAAGGAACGACGGGGTCGCAACAATCCGCGTTCCGAGTTCACGCTCTCCCTCAGCGTTAGACTCGAATGAAATCGAAGCGTCCTGAACAAGCGCTTCAGCGTCAACCGTGCCACTACCCGTAATATCGAGACTTAGAAGCGAGTTCCCGAAGTGGAGAGGGCGGTACTCACGGTTGGGTTGCTGTCCAATCTGACCAATCGGACTCGCTGAAGCGTCTTCGTAGTATTCTTCGTTAGCGTATGTTGCATCAAGGCTCACAGTGACCGTGTCTTCGACACTTACATCGACGTCAACGGAAGAAGCGAACACTCCCGTGTAGACAGTCTGTTCGACCGAGCCATCTTTGTAGTGCGTCTCTTCGACGACGTGAGCCGTTCGTGGCGGATTCCCGTTTGATAGGTTGTATGTGTGAGTGTAAGGTTCCTCTGAGCCTTCTGTGGTCGGTTGTCCGAAGATGAACTGAAGCCACCACGTATTAGCGAGAGTCCACTCAGCACCGAGAGAGCCATCGAAGGCTCCTTCGAGAACCGTGTCAGCCTCTCGGGAGAACGGTTGGAACATACGTTCCGCGTTGTTTGAACGGTCGATAGCGTCAGCGGTAACATTAGCACCGAAGGTTTTGAAGTCGGTGTCTGTCGGACCATCCGGACTTTGATTGTATGAGCCGTCGTCTTCCCATACGTAAGCCCAAATAGTATCCGCGCCGGTTACTGTCATTTATGAATCACTCTGAGTAGTTTCGCTTTCACCGTCTGTCGTCGACGAAGAACTGTCATTCTCGGGATTAGCCTTCCGAGTAAGAACAGCCTTCTTATCTTCATACCACGATTCGACTTCATTGGGTCGATTGGGAACATAGAGTCCCGTATGTCGTCGAATCTCGCTTCGTAACGACTGTAATTCAAGAATGGTTAGCCCATCCTTGACCGTTTCATACAGTTCGGTTTGGTTCATACGGGACTCACGCTCTGTGTAGTATTTCTCTTTGCCTCAGTATGAACGTTTTGGATATTCACCCCTACTATTTCTACGAAGGACCAGAGATGGAGTCTTCCTGAATAATCGAAGCGAACTTGATAAGCCGGAAACTCCACATACCACCCCATATACCGGCCTCATAATCACTCGTTTGGTCGTCAAACGATTCCTGATACAGAATATCGAATCCACCAATACCGTGGCGATGCCGACGAGTGATTCGTTGAACTTCACCCGCCAATCCATCATACGTACCGACATCCGGGTCTTCTCCCGTAAGACGACCACGACCACGAGCCGTTCGCAAATCAACGTCAATAAGAACCTCAATACGCTCTTCGTTGTAACCGACACCCGCCGGTTCAACAATTGGAATCCCACCATCTCGTACAATGAGCATATCACCCTGAGCTAAATCAAATGCTCTCGGTTCTATCTGAGACTCAACAAACATAGTCGGTTGAGGAACGGGAGCCTCTCTTTGATACTCCGGAGGATTTTCTGTCCACTCTTCTTGAAGTGTGTCTCGGAACTCGTTGATAATACCCATTATCTCTCTACTTCTCTCTTAATCTTAATAGCGGACTTCATAGCATATCTCTGTCGGGGAATAATTTCTTGACAGTCCTCAAGTGTCTCATAGAATTGGTCCCGAGTCCATCCTAATCCTTTAGCGTCATCATATGTATGGAATATTGTCCCTCCCATCTCATATTGACGTGCTGTAGGATGTTCTACTCTCCACTCATAGGAACGATTGTCTTCTGACTCTTCTACCTCAGTAGTATATCGACGTAGCTCTTCACCATTACCTCGTAGCTCTTTCATAGCCTGTTCTCTCCACTGTTGTGCTATCTTTTCAGAAGACGAATCTCCTATCTCTTCTAATGCGTCTATGAGTTCTTGAACCACAGTAGTCTATACTACTATTATAGATTAGTCTCTTTGGGTCGTTAGTAGAATAACGGAACACTTATGCTCTATACCTTCTTTAATATATAATATAGTAATAGTATAGTAGTCTTTTAGTATATCTATTATAGAAGAGAGAGTGTGAGAGAGAAAAAACCAAAGAGTCTCGAAGAACTCGATGAAGAGCGAACTGTCTACATTAGACTTTCTCGGGGAGGGAGTTCTTCTGAGAAAGCGGTACATCTAACTCCGGATTGCCGATACTGTCCTGAGAATTACAGAGAGCAAGAGGTACGACGACTTCCGAGAGTCAAAGGATTGTGCAAATGCTGTACGGGTGAGATTCACCGGCCATCGAATAACAAGAGTCTGTATGACCGGCTGTGTGAGGCGAGTCCTGAAGACCTAATTGCGAAATCCCGGTAGTGCCGACAAGCGCATTTCGATTCTAAGACGTCTCACAGTCCACGAGAGCGATTTTTGCTTGTGGGTGAGTGTGTTCGGACCTAATCCGAAACAAAATCGCTCAGTAAGCCTCTCAGAGCGTTTGAGGTTTTGAGGCTGTTAGTAGAATAGTACCCCTCAGGTATTCACGCCGATAGACTTGATTTCCTTGTACTTATCGAGCCGCTTCATCGCCTGTTCCTGATAGGCTTCAGCGGTCTGTAGTTCTTCAGGCGACCCTTCAGACCCCGGAGTGCTCACTCGGTACTGTTGTGAACGAAGTAAATCAGCCGCGACGAGCTTTGCACAAGCGTTCCGAATCGACGCCGGAACTTTGTCTTTCCCATATCTGTACGTAACCCTCAGATACTTGTATCGGTCGAAGAAGTATCCCGCCTTGTAGATGTAGAGTTTCCCCGTCGTATTATCCAACCAATAATCCCCCTCGTTTCGACCCTCAGTTTCATCCGGGTCCTGTAGCCAATCCGTATAGCCTTCTGACCCCTGACCGATACTCCCCTCAAAGATTTCGAGTTTGTCTCCTTTATCGCCATCAAGGTCTCGGACGTTTCGGTTCATTAGTTGGAAGGGAGTTCCGGCGTTGAAGTAGTAGGTCATATCGAGATTCTTGAGTTCGTTTTCAATACGTTTTGCTCTCCACGCTCCGCCTGTGTATTGCTCGATATATTCGGTTTGCTCTTCGATTAGCATTATCACCTCTCCTTCTGTAGGGTTAGTATCAGGACCGAATCCATCTGAGAAGACGGGGTCGCCATTCGGCCCTGAATACTTATCGAAGAAAACAGCGACGTCGTCGGGTGTGCAATACAGTTCGTCTTCGGTACTTCCGGGTACAGCACTCATAGTATCCCTACTTATGAGTTATCGTTCTCTCGTATAGAATCTTCCCCGTTAGGATTCTGTGTCTGTCGAACGTTGATAAAATCAGAGGGTTCGTGTCCATTATCGGTGAGAAGCTCTTCGACGGCTTCTGTCTCGATTTCATCGTTTGTCCGAGCGATTGCTCTGACGACGACGGTGTTCGCCTTAATCATCTTCATCAGTTGACCGTGGACGATACCACGTTTCGACCGTAGTTCGATGAATAAGTAAATCAGCGTAGGAATCCACCCCAAAGAGGGGTTTTCCATTATTTGTTCTACCCCCCAAATAATTGCGTCTATAGTTTGGAGGGTAAGCGTCATTAAGCGGTGTTCGGAGTTTGGAATCTATGAGCGGCTTCTCCGGAACCACTGACGTAGACGTATGCTTCGACAGTAAAACCGCCACTATGAGCCGTACAGTTCGCTCTGAGGTTATCGATGGGGAAACTGTTTGAGCCAGTGTAGGAAGCGTACACTCCCGTGTTCTCTTCTGACTCTACGAAGTCTCCTTCTGTAATGGAGAGAACGTCGTCTACAGCCGGTGCGCCACGGTCTACGGGGGCGAAGTCCTCTTCGCTTTCTGAAGCCTCTACACGGACTGTGAGCGTGTCTGTGGACGGGTCGAATCCATCGAAGGCTCTGACGTATAGACCGAACTTGTCGTGTCCTTTTGTGGCTTGAATTACGCCGGGTCCTGTTGCTGAGACGCCGTCAAGACTCTTCCACTTGAGTGGCTTTGCCATAATCGTGAATAGTAGGGGTGTTTACTTACCCTTACCGACGAACCGAACCGAAACGCTCGCACCGGACCCGACTTCGTCAAGTGCTCCCGCGCCGTCTCCACTTTCGAGAAGTCGGAGTTTCTCGCTCGTTTCGTCGTACTGTGCTACTTGATTCGTTCCATCCCGGACGTATGCCGTCACCGATTGGAACCGGTTAAGGCCGACGTCATTGGGGCTAACATCTTCTCCACCGGAGGTATACGAGGTAATATCAATTACCGCGTACCGGGCTTTCACTGCACCCATAAACTCCGTGTCTTCGATTGTAAGGTCGTATGCCATTTGTGTTCACCGTGTGTTCTGTTTTCTGACCGCTTATCTGTTTTCCATCTGCTGTTGGAGGTCTTTAACGACAGGCTCCAACTCTTCGTTGAGTTCTTCTTGTGTCGGGTGTGCCGTGTCAGGCTCTACACCGAGAGCTTTGGCGATTCGCTTCTTTTCGTGATACCCGATTTCTGTGAGGACGTCGGATACCGAGCTAATAGGACCCGTAACACGACGAGCGATTTCGCCGGTTGAGGTCCACTCGATGTCGTAGACGCTGTCGTTTCTCTCGAAGTGTTCAACGTCTTCCATCGAAGTGATAGCGACGGGCGTCGGACTCCCACCCATAGGGTTTGTGAGTCGGTATCGCTCACCCGAAGGGGCACGAACATTCACCGAGTTCATTGGACCGGTGTATTTCACTTCAGCGTATTTCATAGGTGGTATGTCCTTAATATGAAGAGCGCCTTGAAAAAGGCGACTCTGTTAATTTCTCTACGAAAGGTCGCGGACCTTCGCGTGAGCGGCGGGGTTCACGAGAGCGGGCTGACCAATCGTCACGTAGAGACCCTGATTCCCGAGACGGTCAATAGCGAACGGGTTCCCGTCCACTTCAGTACCCGTACTGTAGAACTGAGTCGGGAGAAGCGTCTTGAAGTACAGCGTCGAACTGTCAACAAGGTAGACGCGGCTGATTCCATCTTGAGGAATGTCTACGGACTCGAAGATTGGGATTTGCTTGTACGACTGAACGGTAATGCCGACGTCTCCACCGGGTTCAGTCTCCACACCGTTCATCCCGACGCTAACACGCTCGGCTTCGAGTCGCTCCTTCCCACCGACTTCGTTCTCGATACGCTGGTAGGTATCGTGACCGGTGAGGAAGAAGTAGTTCGGGTCAGTGACCGGATTCTTACCCGAATTCTCCTTAATCTCTCGGACAGCATCATCAAGAAGGTCAATGACGAACGTTCGGTTGTTCCCGTCGTTGTGAAGAACGTTAGCTTCAAACTCGTTCTCGGAACGGTCGAAGCCGTAGACGTCGTTTGCCGTGGCGTCACTGTAGACCGTCGACTCTTCCCCGTTACTAATGAGTTGGTCGATGGAAATGAGGTCGTTTGCACCACGGGCGTCAGCGTCCTGACCGAGTTGAACGTTGATGTGTTTGGGGTGCTGACCCATTCCGGTCTGTTGCTCAGTACCCGTACCATACCAACGACGAAGCCAATCGAAGGGGTCTTCGAGGTCGTCGTCTTCGGTCTGAGCGAGAAGCTCCTTGACCTGACTCACGTCGAAGTTGTGCTGAACGGTAACAGCGTCGACTTCGTACTGGTCAAGCGTCGGACGGTCGGTGTCATCGAGAGTCGCGTTCTCGCCGGACCCACCCGAACCGAGGGGAAGGTGGCCGTGTTCCGTAGCGATACGGACACCGGAACGGACCCACGCTCGATTTTCGAGAAGAGCGAAGATGTTCGGCTCGTGGTTGACGAGCGAGAAGACCTCCGACCCGTAGACGGCGTTACGGACGCCCGAACTCGTCGTGAGCATTGGGTTGTCCTGTTTGGACATCGTGCTCTTACCCGACGTCTTCGACATATACTCCGGCACGAAGCCGTAGTAGTAGTCAATCATATCGTAGACCGTCCGGATACGACCGTTGGCCTTGACGAGTTTACCCGCTTCTTCGCCGTTCGGAGAGCGACCCTGAAGTCGGTAGTAACCGTTACCGACGCCGCCGCGTTCCATTTGCCGCTTTTTGAGGAACTTCTTCGCGGGGGCAGACTTCATCAAGTCGCGTTGCTTGTTGACCTGTGCTTTCGTGAGTTCGACCGCGTCACTTGTGTTGATACTCATTTTATTGTTCTCGGCTGTAAATGTTCGAGAGAGCCGGGTGCGACGAAGCCGAGTCGTCGCTGTTACCCTTCTCGAAGGACGGCTCAGGGGATTCGCCCATAGCCGCACTTGCGCTCTCTACACCGTCAGATTTGGAAATCCCCTTGCCCTTGAGAACTTCTTCGACGGCGGCTTCTATCTCGCCTTCCCGGTTGGCCGACTTCTGAGTCGACTTTGCGGAAGCGCTCGTTTCGATGAACTCGGAAACGACGTCGAAGACATCGGTCGGAAGTTGACGTTCGAGTTCTTCGGCGGAGTAGTTCATCTCCTCCGTCTCGTCGTCTTCTTCGTAGTCTTCCATCTCGTCGGACATTTCGTCGTCCGACATATCATCGGCCATATCGTCGGCCATTTCCATTTCGTCGTCTTCCTCCTCCTCTTCGTCCATCATATCATCGGCCATCTCCATTTCATCGTCTTCTTCGTCGTCGGAGTAGCCGTTCATACCCTCTTCCATCTCGTCTTCTTCCTCGTAGTCTTCCATTTCCCCGTCGTCGCCCTTAGATTCGAGCATACGCTGAACCTGAGCGGGGGACATATCGTACTCCGAGGCGAGGGTTTTGACTTCTTTCGAGTAGGATTGTTTCTGAAGACCGTAGACAGTGCCGACCTGTTCGACGATTTCCTTGACCATACGCTCAACCATAGCGGGTGAGAACTCGCGGTCGAAGGGGTTCTCGACGTCTTCGTGACGATATGCGGTATCGCCTTCGTCGTCGGTATCGTCTTGCTCGGACGCTCGGACCTCCTCGAACTTCTTCTCAACCTTATTCAGGTCAAGTCCACCGCCGGTAGATGACGAAGAACTGTTGGAGTTGTTTGTAGGCATTTGTTTCGAGATTGCGTTGTTAGCAACAGACTCGATTTGTTCGACCGAGACGGTCTTGCTCTTCTTGTCCGAAGAATCACTCGTTACCATACCGAACTTAGCTTTCTGATTCATTCCCTCTTCACAGAGAGTTACAGCGCTAAGGTCCATATCGACGATTTGGTCGTATGCGTCACCGTCGTCGACTTTAGTACGGGTAACAAGCGCTTCACCGGAGATAGAGTACGAGTCGATTTCACCGTTCTCTATTTTCCGACGTGTCTCACGGGCTTGACGTGAGTCGTCCCACACCTTACCCGCGACATAGAGAGCCGGTTCAAAACCATCGAGTTCCATTACGTCTGTCGGGAACTCAGACCGCTCGAATGTTTCTCCATCGACGGATACTTTCACCGGTTCATTGACCTCAAAGGATTCGAGAATCTTCCCGACGAGTTGGTCTGAGTGTTCGAGACTGAGTCGCGCCCTCTTGAGTAGCTGTGGAAGAGCGTCTGATAGCGCTGAGGCTTTAATCAGGTCGCCTTCTTTGTCTACTACTTCAACAGAGGCCGGTCCCCAAATAACGAACTCGTTATCCGCCTTGAAGACGGTTGGAATTGTTCCGACTTGAGCCGTAAAACCGACTTTTTCAATGGTATCCGATTTCCGTAGTTTGGATTCTACGACCTCTCGGTCATATAGATTCGCACCCAAATCCGAAATAATCGATTGAGCGCTCATAGTCAGATACCTTTTTCAAGCCTGTTGCCGTTCCGGTCTTCTTTGGATAGTTCAGCACCACACTCAGGACAAACGTCCGGAGTCGCTTCGCTCTTCCCTCCGCTGAGAGATTTGCTTATTGTAACCGAACTACCACAGTTCTTACAGACCATCTACGGCTCTATCGAATAGTAACCCTGATAAGAGCATAAACGTTTTGTCTACATTACCATAGGCCTATTAGAACATAGTTGAAAAAGTGGTAATAGACCGTGTTTCAATGACGATTACAGCAAACAAGAGAAAAGAACTTCAGAAGTCGAACTCGTCGACGTGGCTGAAGTCCTCGAACGCGGCCATATGCTTGCACCGGACACCACGGTGCTGGTGGTCGGGGCACGTACACATCTCGGCGTCGGAGCCTGAGGTGTGAACGGCGTGTGTCTCGTCTGACCCGGCGAAGTCGAAGACGAAGTCGTCTCCGAACACACCAACGAGAGTGACGTGCTCATTGGCCGCACGGGCTTCACGGGTCTGTTCGGCGTCGGACATCGTCGCGGTGATAGCGGTGCTCATTTCAGTTCTCCCTCCTACATATAATATATGGTTCTATGGGATTATAAAACTAACGAAATATTATGGCTACTGAGAGAGGATTTATCTCCCTACGAGCCACAAAACAAGGTGAGTGTATGTCAATACACGACAGATTCACGAAGCGACAACGCGAGGTCTTGAGCCTACTTCCCGCTTCAAAAGAACAACTTGCACAGAAACTGTCTGTTGCTCAACCCACCGTAGAGGGACACATAGGCAACATTAGACGAGAACTCGAAGACGAAGAAGCCGTTGTATTCGACCGTGCTACAGAAGAATACATAATCGGCAATCCTGAGCTTAGAAATACAGAGTTCAACGAAGTAATATCACCCCCGAACTCAACATCAAAATCGGATAACGCTAAGAAACAAGAAGGGGGTGACATCGAAAGGCCGCCCGGACTCATTGACCAACTCAAAAATGAAGGACTGACGTATCAAGAAATAACCGAAGAATACGACGTCACGACCCGAGCGGCCCAACGACTTCTACAGAAAATACGAGAAGAAGGATTCAAGATAGAGTTCAAAGAGACGGGGAATAACGGACAGCGGATATTCTATATCCCGGATGAATCCGGAAAGAGATTCAAATTCGGTGATGGAGACGGCACCTACAACATAGCCGTTATTTCCGATACTCACCTCGGAAGCTCAGAACAGAAACTTGAAGAACTCAATGACTTCTACGATAGAGTCGCTGAACGAGATGTCGACTTCGTCCTTCACTGTGGAGACATCAGCGACGGATGGAAGATATACAGGGGTCATATTAACGAAGTCATTGGTGAAGCCTCAGGGTGGAAGCGGCTTCGACGCTACGTAATCGAAAACTACCCACAGCGAGACGGAATTGAGACGTTTTTCATCTCCGGAAATCACGACCACAAACTCCACAAACGAAGTGGTCTATACTTCGGAGAGAGCATAGCTAATGTCCGAGACGACCTTCACTGGCTCGGAGACTCACAAGCCACAGTCGTCTTAGACGCCGAGAACGACATCGACATCGAAATGATTCACCCGGACGGTGGACAGCCCTACACAGTCGGCTATCGGCTTCAGACGCTATACAGAGAGCGAGGATTAGATAAGCGACCGACAATCGCTCTTGTAGGCCACCTTCACGGTTCGATGTATGCAAAGACCGAAGGCGTCTTCGGATTCTACGCTGGCTGTTGGAAAGGGACTACGACATACGGGAAGAGAAAAGGTCACGAAGCGACCATCGGCGGTTGGTTCCTGAACCTTGAAATCGAAGACGGCGTTATCCGACGTCTGAATCCCGAATGGATAGACTACAGTGACTCAGAAGAAGAAACCGGTCAGTTCGATATACAGGACATCGAAGAAATGACTGAGTAATCAGACCTTGATTTCCTCAGGGTTCATATACGGCTTTACTTCAGCGTCCGTCGTTCTATTCAGTAGGTTTATTCGGTTCACCAATATTCCGTTCTCGTCTTTGAGGAACTCGTAGAGTGCATTGAGGCTGTACTCTTTCATAGCGAGTTCTACGTGTTCCCACTCTCCGGGGGTTCCTTCTCGAACGGCTTTCCACTGTTGAAGAACTTCAGTCGGCGGTCGCATAAGTTCATCACAGTAGGCACAGTAGCCACCCGTCTCACTAAGCACGGACTCATAGACGTTACGCTGACAGTGTTGACATTGAAAAGTCCGGGACATCTTACTCTCCGTCCTGACCCCCACGGATGTAGAGGATGTCTTCTCCCGTCAGGTCCGAGCGAATCCACGCCGACGTAACTTCTTCATCTTCACGGATTTGCAGTTCGTGTCCGGCGTCGACGTACTCAGCGACGGTGTTATCGCGCTCGTCTTCTTCACTGTACCACTCGGGTTCGTTGAGGTCGATTTCGATGTCGTAGTTCATTGGGTTAGTTCTCCATCAGGCGTTCGACAGTATCGGTGCTCAGGTCGGCTGAGACGGTCCACGTTATGTCGAAGTCGTCGAAGTCCGGTAGACCGCCCATCGAGTCCTGAACGACCATACGAGCGTTCATCGTCCACTCAGTATACAGTGGCCGCACACGTCACCCTCACGGTGAGGCGGACTCGGGAGCGTCTCTCCACAGCGAGCACAGTGAACGTGGTCGCTCACAGGCCGTCACCCCGGAAGCCGCCCTCAAACACGTCACCGGACTCTTGTGCCGCACTGTGCTCCGCGTCGAAGTCGTCGAAGTTCGCGTTCATCATTTCTCCCTCCTACGTATAGTATATGGTTCTATGGGATAATAAGTCTATCGGAGTTAGTACGGGTGATATACAAAAAGAAAGACCGGAACGTCTACGCCGACCGTGCAACCACAGTGACGAACTCCACCTCTCCTTTGTCCGACTGACCCGCGACGAGGTACAGCCGACCACTGTGAGCGTTTATCATCAGGTGTTTCGGCGTGCTGTTCCGCTGTGAGACGTCACTGAACTCCACACCGACCATTACGTCGGAGACGAAGTTCACACGGAGCGCACTGTCGTACTGAGCGACTTTGATGATGTCGCCCTCCTTTGCGACCTCACCGTACTCTTTGCCGCTTACGACGTTCACTGACTCGCTCATAGGCGGATACCCCCACCGTGTCCGGGGTGAGTGATTTCACCGTCGCCGTCGCATTTCGAGCACACTTCAGTCCGGGGGCTAACTGAGCCGTCCGGGTTGGGCGTCACTGGTCCTGAGACTTTACCGCTTCCGTGACAGCGTGGGCAAGTTTCTTTCATTTTTCCTGAGTTGGGGTTGGTTGACTGTTCTATGCGTCGACGTCGACAGTGACAGTCAGGTGCGGACCTGAGTGGTCGACCGTCGAAGTTGAGTCGATGTTACCGCCGTCAGCGACAACGGTGTTCTCTGAGTCACTGCCGACCGTCACAGTTGGGTGAGATAGCATTGTCAGTTCACCTCTCCACATATAGTATATGGTTCTATGGTATAATAAGTGTATCGGAATAACACCGCTACTATTCTTACGAGTTACTCTTCTGAAGACCGTCCAGCGTCGATAATTTCTTCGATGGTTCTATCACAGGCCACACATACACCATCTTGCAACTCACAAACGCCGATACAAGGAGAGTCCATTAGTCAACCCTCTCTAAGGTATGTCGACACTCGAAATGGGGTATGTATTCCTCTACACGCGAGGGCGTGCCACCCTCCGACCGATACTCTCGGGCCTTCTCTCGAAGCACGTCCTGAAGGACGTCAAGGGGGACCTGTCCACCACGACGCTCAATCTCTTCTTTCGTTTCCTCGCATATCTTCGTCGTATTGGCGTCGTCGGGTCCAACCCAATCATACTCCCACATTTCATCTTGTGGTTCAGCCGCACGGAACATCACAGACTTTGCTGTATTGAGCACAGCGGCGACTTCCATACGAGCGATTTTCTCCGACTGACGTTTGTCCATCCAATCGAACTCGTTACGAATCCGTTTCGCCACAGAGTTCGTCGACCACCCCTGAGGCTGTGTGAGAGACGCTTTGACCTCTTCTTCGACCTTTTGGGCGGCGAGGTATGGGACGCCTTTGTAATCGCCGTGTAACGGGTCTAATTGTTCGACGACGATACTCACATAGTCTTTGACGGTCTTCGAGACGTCTTCGTTTCCTTCCCACGTTCGTGGAGCCTTCGAGAGGTCGTCGGGCCACACTTGTTTCTCATACGTCTCTGTAAGGAGCGTGAGGACGTCGTCAGACCGTTTCATCACCGAGTCGGGTATCTTCTCGGCTGTGCTCTTCCAATCGACGAGGTACTGATTGTCGACTTCTTGTTTGTAGTATAGCCCCGTGTCTTCGTCGTGACTGACGATAGTATCTTGAGGGGCTTGACGAACGCCGTTGACGCTTATCTTCTTAACAGTCTTCTCTTTACGAACAGCGTCAACAGTGACGCGAGAGACGACAGTTTCCGCGCCGACTGTGTCTTCTTTTCTAAGGTCCTTAGGCGGAGTTACTCGTCGGGCGACTCGTCCTCTGAATCTATTGTACTTTCTATTCCCTCCGTCACCGCCTCGGTGAAGGACTCCTCCATCCACTCCATTATTTCGCTTCTCGTTGCGTCGGGTCCGGGCTTTTCCATTACTACTACCTCCAAATGTAAGTACGTCTTCTATAGTCTTATTGGTTCCGGTTTCTTCAATATCCCATCCGAAGAACTGACTGTAGAACTTGAGTAGGTCTTCACCGACCTTAATCGGCTCAGGTGCATTACCCCACTCAACGTCATTATCGAACACGCCGACTTTCTCGTCAGGGATTTCCGCTTCTTCTACAATCGTATCGAATGAGTCTTGAGAAGCACTTACGGCACCTTCAATGAACTCAAGTGGAGTAAACCGTCCCTCGTCGTAGAATCTTCCAACCGCGTTAAACGCCGCTTTCTCTTTGGGGACACCAACGAAAGAAGCCCTAATATCGTAGCCCTTCTCTTCCATCGAGTCTATCATATCCATCGTAGAGTCAGGGCTTGTAGCGACTTTGTCGATAATGACGTTGTGTTCATCCTCGAACGCTCTCGGAGCGAGGTTATCTTTCGCCATCTTCGACGCTTCGTCGTGGACTTCAGAAGCGTTTGTCTCGTTGTACTCGGGAATCGGCTCTTTCGTTCGGTCAGATGAAATAGCCGTGAACTCTCGTTCAGCGAACTCTCCCGTTTCGCCGTATTCGCCTTCTTCGACCTGTTCTTGCCACCATCCTTTTCCGGCCCCCGGAGGGCCGAGAAGAATCATACCGATAGGTTGCTCGTCTTCGTCAGTCGCGGCATTTTCGTTGAGCAATTCCTCAGACCATTCTTTGTGTTTTTCGAGCCTTTCTTCGTCCCAATTCCCCTCTTCGTCTGTATACTCGTTTTCGGTGTTATCGTCTCCGAAGAACGACTTGTCGAAAGCGTCAGCGCCTTCTCCGAACCACTCAGTGTCTTGTAGTTCCGTTTTGTACTCTTGAAACTCTTCTTCGTCGTCGGGACGTTCCCACAAGACCGGGTGTCCTTCCGAACCGATAGCCGTTGACCGTTGTTCGGGGGTGAGGGGTCCGGGGGTATCAGGGACTTTCCCGTGTTCAGTGTCGACGTAGTCTTCTTGAGATTCTTCGTCGGCTTCGGTGCTCGCGTCGTCGGGGTCTTCTACGTCTCGTTCTCCGGCGGCACCTCGTGGAGAGACGGCGTATCGTCCTTGTTCAGGGCCTTCTACGACTTCGTGTCCTTCGGGCGGGTCTTCTCCGGGTCTAAGGTATTCAGCGTCGTCGGGGACGCCTTCGGGGTTATCTTTTTGGGTCAAGTCTATGTCACCGAGTTGTTCCTGTAATTGACTAATACGCTCTTCATAAATTAACTGTCCGAACTCTTCACCGCTAATCTCAGCCCCAATATCACTTCCATCTATCCCACGCTCTTCCATCACGTATGAACCGTCGATTTCATCTATGACATTGAGTGCCGACTCCACGCCGTTACGAACAGTCGCGCCGTAATCCGAGTCATACAACGACCCGAATATCTCTTCCAATGCGTCGATGTCAATAGAATCCCCACTATCTATTCTTTCTCCCAATCCAATCAAGTCCTGAACTTCGACCGACTCCTTACCGTTCATCTCAGCACCGAACTTGACGTAGTCTTCTTCTTCGTTGCTAAGACGATGTTCTCCGATAAACTCGTCCGAGTCGTCTTCAAGGCCAGCGCCAATACCCGAGTAGAGAACGTTCGTGTCGTCGCTGTTTGACCGAAAGCTTTCCATCGAGTCTCGGACGGACTGTAGTTTTGTTTCGACAACAGGGAACGATTCGGATATGACGTCAAGTTCGTCAAGGACCTCAAAGAACCGACCGGGGTCGTCGGCTTGCTTCATCGTTTTCTCCAATTCCTTTTTGGCTCGCTCGTCGGGGAGTTGTTCGACTCCCTCTTTCATACCCTCGGCAAGGTCATAGATTTCGTCTCCAACGTCCAAATTGAAGCGTGGAGCGAATCTTGCGGTTCGGAAGAGGCGTACAGGGTCTTCATCAAATGCGTCCGTCACAGGCCGTATCTCGCGGTCTAAGAGCGATTGGTTCCCGTCGTGTGGGTCAACCATCTCACCGTCACGGGCGTTAACAGCAATAGCGCCGAGAGTCATATCACGACGTTCTAAATCAATGTCTAAGGCTTCCTCAACCGATTTATCTGAGCTAACAACTTCGGCTTCAAAGTCAGAAAAACCCGGTCCTGTAGACTCTTCACGACGTGGGAGAGCAACCTCACGTCCCTGACTATCTAAAAACACCGGGAAGTCAGACTCAGTATCTATGTACTCCATACGCTCGGATAGCGCGTCGACTGAGTCTTCGATTGAATCATCTTCAGGAATCGCCATTAGGTCAATATCCTCAGGCGACTCTCCTAACAAGTGGTCACGAACAGCGCCACCAACGATGAAGGGGGCGAATCCGTCGAACTCGTCTCCGATTTCTACTTCATCGACCATTTGGTCACGAAGACGCCGCTCTTTCATCTCACCGAACTCTTGAATCGTCTCAGCTTCTTCCCCTTCGAGTGTATCGGCTAAGACAAAGGCTTCTCTGTGAGTGAGCGGTTCGGATTCATCAGTTTCGAGACTGTCAACCGCTTTCTCTAATTCCGATTGCTTTGCTTTTTCTCCCGGCGTCTCGAAGTCTGTATTCTCTATAGTATCCCTAACATCGGAAACCACGTTTTCCGAATTTACAGTTTCCAAAACCTCTGACTCTTCGTCTGTAGTTTGCTCTTGAGGACTCTCGTCTTTGGGGTAATAGAACGTTCCACCGTATTTCCCCGTTTGCACTTCGACGTCGTCGGGTGCATCTTCAGGATGGTCAACGTAGACCCGAGATTTTCGAGT